TCAGGTACTTCAGGAGTTAGTGGATGGTCCGGAACTACAGGTATAAGTGGATATTCAGGTACTAGCGGTACATCAGGTATCTCGGGTACTAGCGGTACAACAGGTATATCTGGTTATAGCGGTACATCAGGTACAACAGGTATATCTGGTTATAGCGGTACATCAGGTACATCGGGCACAACCGGTGTCAGTGGATGGTCAGGTACAAGCGGAACATCAGGCGTTAGCGGTTGGTCAGGTACTTCCGGTACTTCAGGAACATCAGGTATAAGTGGCGTAAGCGGTACTTCAGGAACATCCGGTGTTAGTGGATTTAGCGGTACTTCAGGAACAACTGGTGTCAGTGGATTTAGCGGTACTTCAGGTACTTCGGGTATAAGCGGAACATCTGGCACAACCGGTATTAGTGGTTATAGTGGTACTACTGGTGTTAGTGGTTATTCAGGAACATCAGGTATAAGTGGTACCTCAGGTATTCCTGGCATCTCGTCAACTATCTTTGAATATTTCGCAGATACAAGTGCTACATCAGGAGATCCAGGTAACGGAGACATACTATGGAATAATGTAACTCAAACGAGTGCAACTCAATTGAATGTCAGCAAACTAACTAATGATGGTATTGACATTGACATATATCTTGCACTGTTAACTACTACTGAAGCTATCACGTTACAAGACAAATCAAACAGTGCTAACTTCCAACGTTGGGAGATTATTAGTAACCCAACTGATATAGGTAATTATTGGACAGTGCCGGTAACATTCTTAAATTCAGGAGGAACAGGTACTACTGGATTTACTAATGGACTAGAAATAATCTTAGCGTTAGTTCAAGGTGTTAGTGGTGCATCTGGAGTTTCTGGTGCTAGTGGAACTAGTGGTATTTCAGGTACAACAGGTGTAAGTGGTAGATCAGGATGGTCAGGTGTGTCAGGATGGAGTGGTACGTCAGGTATAAGCGGTACATCAGGTACAACCGGTATCAGTGGTACATCAGGATGGAGTGGTACTACTGGTGTCAGTGGATATAGTGGTACATCGGGTATAAGTGGCACTACTGGTATCAGTGGATATAGTGGTACCTCAGGTATCAGTGGTACCTCAGGATGGAGTGGCACATCAGGAACTTCGGGTATATCAGGAACTTCGGGTATAAGCGGAACAACTGGTGTCAGTGGATGGTCGGGCACAACAGGTATTAGCGGCTATAGCGGAACAACAGGTATTAGCGGATATAGTGGTACAAGTGGTATCTCAGGCACAAGTGGTATCTCAGGTACAAGTGGTATCTCAGGTACAACAGGTGTCAGTGGTGCAAGTGGTACTACAGGCGTCAGTGGATGGTCCGGAACTACAGGTATCAGTGGTTATTCAGGTACTACTGGTATAAGCGGAACATCAGGCACATCAGGTATAAGTGGAACAAGCGGCACGACTGGTATCAGCGGTTATAGTGGTACGACTGGTATCAGCGGATGGTCAGGCACTTCAGGTGCTAGTGGAGCAAGTGGTACTACTGGTGTGTCTGGTTGGAGTGGCACTTCTGGATTATCAGGTACTAGTGGATTCAGTGGAACTTCAGGTACATCTGGCACTTCTGGATTATCAGGTACTAGTGGATTTAGTGGTACATCAGGATTCAGTGGAACTTCAGGTACATCAGGTGCTAGTGGAGCAAGTGGTACTACTGGTGTCAGTGGCACATCAGGCTTTAGTGGAACATCAGGATATAGTGGCACGTCAGGCATCAGCGGCACATCAGGTATCAGCGGCACATCAGGAACAACAGGTGTGTCTGGTTGGAGTGGCACTTCAGGTATCAGCGGCACATCAGGTACTACTGGTATATCAGGTACTTCAGGTACTACTGGTATTAGTGGCACATCAGGCTTCAGCGGCACCAGTGGTACTAGTGGACAGTCAGGTACTACCGGTATCAGTGGAACGTCAGGCTGGAGTGGAACGTCAGGCTGGAGTGGAACGTCAGGTGCTAGTGGAGCAAGTGGTACTACTGGTGTCAGTGGCACATCAGGCTTTAGTGGAACATCAGGTTGGTCAGGTACTACAGGTATTTCGGGTGTTAGTGGTACCTCAGGTATCTCAGGTACTTCTGGTGTCAGTGGAAGATCAGGCTTTAGTGGTACATCAGGCTGGAGTGGTACTACTGGTATCAGTGGTACATCGGGTATAAGCGGAACATCAGGTATCAGTGGTACAAGTGGATGGTCAGGTACAACAGGTATAAGCGGAACATCAGGTATCAGTGGTACAAGTGGATGGTCAGGCGTGTCAGGCATCAGCGGAACATCAGGTTGGAGTGGGGCAAGTGGTACTACTGGTGTCAGTGGTAGATCAGGTTGGAGTGGTACTTCAGGATGGAGTGGAACTTCAGGTATTAGCGGTACGTCAGGTATTAGCGGTACGTCAGGACAAGCAGGTCCTAGCACTACAATTAATGCAACACAGGATGTAGCAACTACTGCATTGTATCCTGTCATGGTTGGTGCAACTGGCTCTAATCAAACAGCAAAAGCAACTACAACTAAGTTAACATTCAACGCATCAACCGGTGCTCTAGGATCAACGTACTTTGATTTTGGTACAACAGATGCAGTATCTGCGGCTGGATCTACCCAAGGTACAGCTACTGTTATAGTAACAGCTATCAACAACGTTACCACAGTTGGTGCAAGTACTGGTGTTTTACTACCGACAGCAGAAGCAGGTTTACGAGTTATTGTTAGAAACGGCGGCGCAAACGCATTGAATGTTTATCCAAACACATCAGATTCGATTAATGCCGCAGCAATCAACGTTGCTTATGCATTGCCTGTAGGCGGATGTGTAGAATTCATAGCAATGAATGCTACAAACTGGTACACATTGAACGCCACATATGCTTAAAATTTAAGACTCTTTCTACTTTGTCATATATAGTAGAAAGAGTTTTAAATGAAATATAGTATAGTAATACCAACATATAACAATTGTGACAAATTCTTAAAACCGTGTATAGAAGCACTGTTGAAGTACTCACATATCAACGACATTGAACTTATAATAAGTGCCAATGGTTGCACTGACAACACATCTGAATATTTGGACAAACTAAAAGCTAGTTTTGACTACTTAGGCCTATCAGATCACTTAAAAGTTGTATGGAATAAAGATGCACTTGGATACGCAAGAGCGACAAACGCAGGAATCAGAGTATCAACTTGTGACAAACTCGTCATGCTAAACAATGACGCTATTCTTCTTGGTCAACACAGAGGTGATTGGCTTAAACTATTGAATCAGGGTTTTGAAGATAATCCTAAATGCGGAATAACTTGCTCATTAAAGAAGTACTCACCTATCACTCAAATGGATTTTGGTGTCTTTTTCTGTGTAATGTTCACAAGAGAAGTGTTGAACAAAGTTGGATACTTAGATGAGCGTTACGAAAAGGGCGGCAATGAAGATATTGATTTCTGTGCAGCCGCTCAACTTTTGGGATATGAAGTAGTTCAACCCGTACCATTAGTATGGAGTGATGCTGCAAATCTATATGTAGGCACATTCCCATTATGGCATCAAGGTGAAGGCACAGTTCACAACCCTGAGCTAGTTAGCGATTGGGAACGAACATTCAGAATCAATGAATTAAAGCTAGCTCAAAAATACAACATGGCTTGGTATGAAGCCCACAAACATACAGTCTAAAGGCAAAAATGAAATACAGCGTAATAATACCTACCTACAACCATTGTAATGATCTACTAAAGCCATGTGTTGAATCTATCTTCAAGTACACTGATGTAACCGATGTTGAACTTATTATAAGTGCCAATGGATGCAAAGACGAAACATTGGCATATGTAACCGAACTACAAAGTCATTATTCTTTATTAGGTATAAGTGAAAATTTAAAAGTAGTTTGGAACGATGAAGCCTTAGGATACTCACGTGCATGTAACGCGGGTATTGAAGTTGCAACTACTGATTTAATAGTATTGTTGAACAACGACACTGTGTTACTTCCACAAGAAAAGAATCGTTGGTTAACACAATTATCTTCAGTGTTTCAAGGAAATGAAAAAGCAGGCATCAGTTGTTTGATTAAAAGCGAGTCAGAGCCTGCAGGACACGAATTTGCTATCTTCTTCTGCGTGATGATTCATCGTAGAGTATTTGACAAGATTGGGTTGTTGAGTCTTGATTATGGCGCGGGCGGCGGTGAAGATACTGAGTTCAGTATTGAATGTGAACGTGCCGGCTTTCAAGTACTAGAGTGTGTTACTAAGACATGGAGTCCCGAAGTAGGTATGTACTGTGGTGATTTCCCTATCTATCACTTAGGTGAAGGCACAGTACATGATAAAAATTTAGTTCCTGAATGGGATAGTATTTTCATTGCTAACTCAAAAACATTAGCTAGAAAATATAATGTTAATTGGTTGATAAAGAATGGATTTACAGAAATGGACATAACATATTTAAAGAAACAACATGAAGGTTTTTATAAAGAGATAGTAGAAGAAAACTACTACGAGTTTTCTACGCAAAGTGTTTCAAACAGAGTGGTTATAGATATAGGTGCAAATGTAGGTATAGCATCAGTATATGCAGCATCACTTGGTGCTAAAAAAGTTATCAGTGTAGAGCCAACAAAAGTTACATATGATAAATTAGTCAACAACATATCACTATCAGGTTACTCTAACATTATTGCATTGCAAAAAGCAGTAAGTAATGTAACAGGAAACATGGTAAAAATAAGTCATAATCAAAATGACGGTGCTAATGGAATGCATAACATTGACACTGATTACGAAGAAGTTGAAACGGTGAGTCTAAATGACCTGTTAAAAATGACTGATGGGTGTGAAGTAATATTAAAATTAGACTGTGAAGGTGCAGAATTTGATATTCTGATGAATGCATCTAGTGAAGATTTAAAAATGGTTAGCACCATAGCATTAGAAGTACATTCAAAATTACATCCTATATATAAAGATAGGCAGCATATAGAAGATAAGTTGCGTAGTTTAGGTTTTAGTGCTACTAATATTCAACCTATGCAATATTGGCAGTTTGATAGTGAGGGAAAAGTAACTCAACAAAGTGAATTGCCCTTCTCTAGACAACGTTGGGTAAAGCCTGTTAATAATCAAGAAATTAATTTAGATTTTTTGAAGGAACAAGACCCTGCAATGCACAGAGAAGTTATCGAAGCTAATCAGTATCACCTAACACCTGAGCGTGTAAAAGATAGAATAGTAATTGACATTGGGGCCAACATAGGTGCGTTCTCGTTATATGCTGCCGCATTGGGTGCTAAAAAGGTTATATCTGTAGAGCCGATCAGTGCGTCATACAATACTTTCTTAAAGAACATTCATAGATTAGGTCTAAAGAACATAACCACATATAAAAAGATTGTGTCAGACAAAGACAACAACTTTTTACCTGTTAGTTTAAATGATAACGCAGGCGCAAACAGTATGTACAATGTTTCAGAAAACTATGAAGTTGTTGAGACAATTACATTTTCTGAAATCATGAATCAAATTGCAGGACATGACATTATATTAAAACTAGACTGTGAAGGTGGTGAATACGATGTTATCATGAATGCTAATGAACATGATATGGTCAGAATCAATGAAATCATGATGGAGATACATACTGATCTACATCCTAAATATAAAGGTAAAGAGGTCATTGAACAAAAGCTAATTGACTTTGGATTTGAAAAGAAAGACTCAGTTCAAATCTATTACTGGGACTGGGATCAAAATGGTCAACCTGTAAATTACCGTGAAGCACCATTCGTAAATCAATACTGGAAAAAATGAAAAAAGAAATCTTATGCTCAATCTCTACTAAAGGTAGATACGATACAACGTTGCCAATGGCAATTTCATCTGTAATCACGCAGACATTGAAGCCTGATTATATTATCATTCAGGATGATAATGATCAACCAATAGATGTGCGTGAGATACAGCACTACAACTACCTAATGCAAATGCTCAGTGAATCTGGTATTGCGTGGGAATGGCTATATGCTGAAAAGAAAGGTCAACATCACAATCACCAACGTGCAAATCATATGGGATTTAAATGGGTGTGGAGATTAGATGATGACACTATAGCTGACAGCAATGTATTGCAAACACTCTATTTACATGCAAATGAAAATGAAAATGTAGGCGCGGTAGGAGGGTCTGTTCTTACACCTCCTTCAATGGGAGAAGTAAACGCTACAGGTAAAATAGAAGACATTTACAGTGAACCTAATTTACAATGGGGTCGTATAAAACAAAAGAAAGAAGTAGATCACTTGCATTGTTCTTTTTTATACCGTGCAGGTGTCGCTGATTATTGTTTAAGTTTATCACGTATTGCACACCGTGAAGAAACATTGTTCACGTATGAATTAATTAAAAAAGGCTACAAGAACTATGTTGTTCCTGAAGCTATAACCTGGCATTTGAAAAACAAAGTTGGTGGAATTAGAGATGGCGTTCATGAAATGTTCGAACATGATGAGCGTATATTTCAAAACATAATGAACTTCAAAGACCAAACAATTGTTATCTTAGATTGTGGTATGGGTGACCATATTGTCTTTAAGAAGATTCTTCCTTATATTAAAAACCCTGTACTCTTTACGTGCTATCCTGAAATTATTCCAGGACGTAGTATAGCTGAAGCACAAGCATTATTTGGTGACATTCATGATTACAATGTCTATGCACACATGGATCGTTGGAACTGGACAGGGTCACTTGAAGATGCGTTTAAAAAATTCTATAATGTAATATGATTATTATTTCTCCTTTCTCTAAGTTCATGCGTAATGGACAACAACACCCAAAGAACTATCCATATTGGAAAGAAGTGTTAGCTCATATTGATGAGCCAGTTATTCAAGTTGGAGTTAACGGTGAAACACAAATTGTCGATGATTTCAGAAAGAATTTGTCGTTGACCGAATTGGCTACGCTAGTAAACGAATGCAAGACATGGATGAGTTGTGATAGTTTCTTGCAACATTTTTGCTGGGACCTAAACAAGCCCGGAGTTGTTGTGTTTGGTCAGTCTGATCCAAATATTTTTGGTCACCCTGAAAATACTAATCTACTGAAAGATCGAAAATATCTCAGAGAAAAGCAATTTTGGATTTGGGAACAAGCAGAGTTCATTGAAGAAGCATTTGTTAGTCCTGACGTTGTAGTCGAGGCATTGAAGAAATTTGGCGTGATAACTAAATAATGGAAAACTTATTTCAAAATTCATACGATACTATATTCAAACAATGGTATCGTATGAGGACATCTTTGGAAGAAAAAGACATTCAAACGCAATGTGTAGAAGTTGATAAGTGGTGGCAGACTGCGCCTTTAGTAAATCATTATCTGCACCCTGATTTGGTAGAAGAATGGCCCAACCCATGGGAACTGATATCAGATAATCACTATTGCCACATTGCTCGTGGATTGGGTATGTTTTATACGTTGTATCTATTGGGTGTACGAGAGCTTGATTTTGTTCAAGCAAAAGACTACAATAACGAAGACGTAGTCCTTATACTAGCAGACCACGCAAAATATATACTTAATTACTGGCCCGATTCGGTAGTAAATAACAATCTACAAGATTTCAAAATAGTTAAGCATATTGATACTATGCCAATAATTAAAAAAATAGGTTTAAAATGAAGATACATGTAATAAAACGATCCGGACAAAAAGAGTTA